CTTCGTTTCAGCCTGCATAAAGACCCCTTTGATTTTCATGTCCTTACTTTTACCTTCAGTAAGAATCTCAAAGTCATCGTACATTTCTGTGATTAATTTCATATTACCTCTTAATAAGTTTTCTTAACTATAATAGTAACTACACTTTCTAGTGTTCCAAACCCAGCAACTGTAACACCAATATCTGCTGTATTAGTACCTCTAAGTACAAGTCCAGATGGTCTATAATTTACATGACCTACAAAGTGAGCTCCACCAGCTGCATTTCCTACTAATTTATATACATTTGCTCCACCTCTATCAAGTATTATTGACCCTGCTGGTTTAATATTCCAAAATATTTCTATGATACTAGCAGCTACAGGAGTTGCTTCAGCTGAATTTTTCATATTTGCAAGAGTAAAATCAGCTGTAGTGTCTATATGAATTATAGAAGTTCCTATACTGTTGATAATTTGATTTGCCATTTGTTATCCTAAATTGAGAGCATTTCTTTATCGAAATAACTCATTATGTCTGAATCCTTAACTCCGTATTTTTTAGCAATCTTGGTTACAGTCTTCTCAAAAGAAGACATAAAATTACTTGGATTGGATTCCAATGTGGAAAACACATCATCAACTGCCTTTTTCATCTTAGGAGTAAGTCTTTTATACTCGGCAGATTTCTTGTGTTCGTCCTTTTCTAAAACTTGATGAAACTCACTAAACTTCTTCACTCTCAACCTCAACATCATCTGTAGAAACGTGCTGTTGAACTAAAGAATTTGAAACTTGTACTCTCTTTAGATCTAATGCACTTCCTACCTTTTGAGCAATTACATCTTTAAATGCACTCTCAGCCTCTAGTTTATTGTCAGTAACTAAGGCACTAATCATATTTGGTATACTCATAATCTATCTCCATTTTGTATCATTTGAGTTTCTTCCTCACCTTGAGGAACTTCCTCTGGTGGTGGTTCTTCTTCTGGCGGTACTCCTTCTGGTGGTGGTTCCTCTTCTGGTGGAGGCTCTTCCATTCCAGGCGGTGGTGGTTCATCCTCAATTTGTTTGCTCATTTTCTTCATTTCCTCATCTGACATTCGGAAAACGTGTCTTTGAACATATTCTTTAGAGAACCATTCGCCAATATAAGGTTCTATTGTATTTAGTATATCTAGTCTGTCACGCAGAAGATCCATATCCCTCATCTCTGCATAATGACCATCTTTAAGATAAGCATAAGTGATATTGTCTTTAATCGACGGCCAATCTTCTTCTGCAATAACTCCCTTGAGTATTAACTGAGTCTTTAGAGCATCATTAAAAAGAATATTGAATTTAGTTCTGAGTTTCTGAATAAACTTTGTGAACTTAACTTCATCTCTTGTAATCTCTGCACTTCTACCCATACTGAAAGTACTTTCAGCTTCAAGTCTTGAAACAGGGATATTAAGTGATCTATAAAGTTTTTTCTGAAAATAAACAATATCGTCAATTTCTCCAAGGTTCTGACCGCCAGGAAGTGTAGTAATTTCTGTCCCTCTTCCACCTTCTCTTCGTGGAAGCCAGAAATCTTCTAACATACTCATTTGCTGTCGATCATCACGAATCTCACCAGTTGATGCATTATACACCAATTTGTTTCGATAACGATTCATTACATCTTTAAGATACTGCTCTGCTTTTATTTTGGGAAGGTTACCAACATCAATGTAGAAAATCCTTCGTTCTGGAGCTCTTGAGATACGATAGATCACTACCGAATCTTCAATCATTCTGAGTTGGTTTACTGGTTTGATTGCTTTATGAAGGTAGGATATGACCATATTTCTATTTGGGTCATGTAATCCTGAAGTACAAGCAGCTACAGAATCTTTTGTAATCTTAAATCCTCCACTTCCTTGGGATTGATGCATTCCCTTTTCATTATAATGAAAATAGTCTTCAATTACTTTTATGTGAGGTGTACCTTTATTACTCAAGGCTTTGTCTATTTTTTTGACTCTTTTGATTTTTAAGCCATCAATATATCGTAATTCTTGTATTCCTTTTTTTGGGTCATTTTCATCTATGATCTTATGATAATGTATTCTTCCATCAATATACCATCTTCTAAAAATGTCGTGTGCTTTATTATTGAAATCTAGGAGGCGGAGAATATGTTGAAACTCCTGACGAACTCTTGTCCTTATCTTGTTTGAATATGGTAGATCATCTGTGACGATACTAATACTTTCTCGACCAGATTCCATACATATACCCTCATTCACTATATCTTCAATTGCAAAATCACATTCAGGATGTTCAGACGTACTTCGATATCTACGAATAAGTTCATATTCGTTCTTAGCTGTTCCGTCTAGATCTAGATATTCGCTGTAGAATCCAGCAGAGGTTGTTGCTCCATCTTCAGGTTCAGGGAGAACGAAACTTGGTAGTTGTTCTCCCTTATCCTTTGAAGCTCTAGTAATTTGAAAACCAAATAACTGTGCCATAATGCTCCGTATTTATTCACGTAGTAAATATTTATACGGATTATTAACTGGTAGTATTTGATTCAAAGAACTGATAGCGATAAGTTACACCAAATTCTTCTACTGCATCATTAGTATCGTATCCTAAATCAATATTATCTATTGTTGTAGGAAACAAACCTCTGAAAGTATAAGATTTGATAACCGACCCGGCCCGATCCAATTGATCTACAAATGCATCAACTTGGTAATCGGATGGATTTTCTAATCCACTATTGTCTGAAAGTGCATTGATTCCATTCATCCATCGCTCCATAGCGTTACGAATGAGGAAATCAGTGTCGTTCATGACAGTAGTTGTCCATGTCTCAAAAGTCCTATCTCCTGCAATATACAAGGATCGACCTCTGAATGGAACTGCAACTTCACCTAATGTCTGGCCAGGCAAATTAGTTGCCTTACAAAGAAAGGACATAACTCTTGTTTCTCCCCCTGTGGCCGCATAGCCTGGAAAAGGCATTGTGACTTGGAACTGATTAGCTCTTGCACCACCACCTTTTAAATTTGCCTTAAAATCATTTATATTTGCCATTTATCCTCCTATGCCCCAACTACTTCACTGAATGCAACACCAGTTTTAGTGGCAATGAAATTCAGAGAAATAAAGTTAATAGACCGAGCAGGTTTGATAAAGATATCAGCAACAAACTCGTTACGATCAATGACTGAGCCTGGGTTGTTAGTTGAATCACAAACTACTAAGAAGTCTGTAACACCCCTTCGACCCTGAACATCACGCATAAAAGGTTCAACTTGATTTCGGAACCCAGCTCGTGTGAACTCATCATTAAACTCAAACAACTGAAATTTAGCAGCGGTTGAGATTGCCTTTTCAAGAACAATGAACAATCTTCGTACATTAATTCTATCAAATGCACTTGGTTTTGATTGAGCAGTTTTGTCTCCAAACAGAACTGTTCCTTGGCCTGGAAAAGAACAAACTGGATTCACTCTTGCTTTATAAAGAATGTCTCTGTTTGCCTTCTGAGGATTGTATGCAAGTTTAACTGCACCCCTCACTTGACCACGATTGAATCCGCCTGGACTGAACCATGCATCTGCAACCAAATCTGTTCTTGCACAAAGACCAGCCATATCTCCGTTCAACGGAACCCACCGATATGAATCGTTGTACTTGTCGTACATATACTTGTACCCACTGTCAAGAAATCCGTATGAACTAGAAGGCATCTTGTCCATGAATGTTTTGACATTTGATGTTTGTGTTACTTCACTAGAAACTGCAACAACAGCAGTTGATGGTGGTGAAACAAATGCAACGCAATCTTTTCGGTCAGTAGCCATATCAATTGCATTGATAGCATCTGTTCCGTTTGTCCCATCAATTTCTCTACCATTCAATAACAAGGAAAGTTCAACTGTCTCTGTATCTTTTAAAAGATCAAATCCAGATTTCTTTTCTCCCGATGTCATTACATACCCATCAACTCCACCTGTCAAACTAATAGACTGAATAAGTTGCGTAGAGGCACTAAAACGAACTGCAGCCTGAGTTGCAATATCATTACCCCAACCTGTATTATTAGATGCTGGTTGATTCATGTTGTAAATGTAAGATGACTGATTAAAAAGAACATCACGATAGTAGTTTGTACTTCCGTCTGCTTTTTTCGCATCAGTTAATTTAGAAACTCCTTCGTATGTTTCCAGTACTGTGCCTGGAGTTCCTGAGATTATTCCATCTTGATCAATAACAACGATATGCATTTCGTCATCAGTTTCTACACCAGAACGATCTTTTACATAATCAGATGTGCCTGGAGCAGATGAAAAGAGATCATAAAATTCCCATCGTCTGCGAACATTTTGATTGTCTACAATGACTCCTGTGCCTGGAGTACGAATACCACCTTCGGTATTTGCAGATCCATATCTTTCAAAAGTTATTGTGTGTGAAGCAATATTTGTTACCTTATATTCTCCACCATCAGCTTCTCCAAAATTGATGATATCACCATTATTGTATCCTGTACCACCATTATTATCTGCAACGAATGTGGTTGCACCACCATTCAATGCAGTTTCTACTACACCAGCGGTATCTTCACCACCAGCAAAAGTTTGTTCAAACTCAGCAGCACTTGGACATACGGAAACTTTTAAACTATTTCCCCATGTTCCAGCTGTTCGAGCATTATAATCACCAGTACTTGACTGATTTGCTCTAAAATTACTATCATAATCTGAAGTTGATTTAATCAAAATAGCGGTTCCTGTTGACCCAGCATTTTTTAATGCTGATCCTTGAGCTCTTACCACTCTCAATGCATTGCCATAACCTAAAAAGTTGGCAGCACAAAACCAATCTTCAAACTGATTACCTGAAGACTGAGGTTTCCCGAATATAGAAGCAAGTTCTTCTTCGGATGAGATTGCAGTAATTTCACCGACTGGCCCTTTTTGTGCGGCCATGACGATACCAGCAATGGATGTTGCGACAGCAGGAATTACGTTTGTTAAATCTTTTTCTGTTACCTGTACGCCAGGTGAAACTTGAAACGCCATTCCATCTCCTTAATTAGAAGTGTTTACTACCGATATTTATAATAATATCGTTCTTCAGAGGGGGTTTTATATCTTTTTCGGGTTATAAATAGTTTGATGATTACTCACTACGAGAAATACAAAGATACTATAAAGGAAAGTATTAAGAAAGCGAGGAGAAAACGTGATATATGGATTAACGAATTATTGGCCGACAAGTCGTGTGTACACTGTGGAGAATCGGAAACGTGTACCTTGGTCTTCTTCCCTGACAACAAAGAAATCAGAATCGTTTCAAGATCAAAAGGACTCAGAAAGGAACTTAGGAAGCCGATCCTTGAATGGATACAAACGAATAAAATTGTGTGTTTGAATTGTAGATCTAAATTGGATAATGATATAGAGTTATCACCAATCCTCTAACCACTCACGATGAGATTGAACTACAGGAGCAAATGTAGATCCATATTCGTCAATTGTATGACCAATTTTCTCCCCA